TTGACCTCAGTTCGCACGACGCGCTGGATGGTCGGCACCAAGTCCGTCTTGAGCTTGTCCGCGCCTTCTGATGTGGCGCCGCGCGCGTCGATATTGAGCACGAGGTTGACTTCGCCACCTTTCTTCGTGGCGCCCACGGATGGCGTCTTAAGTTGCACGGGGATGTTTCGACCGTCTGGTAGCGGAACGACAGCCTCAGGCGATCTTTCGCCAGCGATAGCCGGACCGCGCGTCACGCCGCCCTTTGCCATGAATGGAAGACCACCACCACCGCCGCCCAACAAGCCACCCAGAATACCGCCCAATCCGCCGCCGCCGGAAGTTGGCGAAAATAATTCATTCAAGGCCATGTCGATCATTTTGTCTGCGATCTTGTCGAGCGCATTAGCAAGAGACTCCGCCGCGCTCGTGCCTTGCCGCATGTCGCTGATAAAGCCGCCCATGACATCCCTGCCAAGTTCGCGCATTTCTTGCGAGCGGCGTTGTGCTTCCTCTTGACTTGCCGCCAGTTGGTCAGCCGCTGCAGATGCAGCCGCGTAGCTGTTAGCCATGTCATTGATTGATTTCTCAACCTGTGGCGTGATTTCTAGGCCTTGGGCGCGTGCCTCGTTTAGTAGGCGCTCTTTGTAGACAGCCGCGTCGATCTGCTGTTGAAAGTCGGCGGCGAGCGGGTTAAGCCGGGCGCGGGCTGCGGTTTCAGCGTTTAACAGCGCTGTACGTTCGCGCATCCGCTTCATTTCATCGTCGAAGTCATTGCTACCAGAAACTGAGGACGACCCATCGCCAACCTCTTTAGGTGGTGCATAGTCTGCTAGACTTACAGGTTTAACTGTCGGCAGTTTTGTCGCAATCGCTGAAAGACCGTCAAGGAATCCAGCTGACTTGATTACGGGTGGTCCAAATACTTTGCGGCTTGCCCAGTCATACCAGTCAGCTAATGTTTTATAGAAGCTATCGACAGATGACTTTTCTTTTTCAAGCGCATCGCCGAAGTCTGTAACGCCTTCGGCCATGGATTGAAATGCTGAACTGAGGCCAGCTGAGACGCCTATAGTATCGTCTATTTTACCAACCGCTTTAATAAGCGAGTTCCTGAAAATTTCGAACGACTGAGATGCGGTCAGAGTTGATTTTGAAGCCTTTTCTTGAAGCATGACCGAACCTGCTTCAATAGCTGCAAAAAATGCTTGCGACGAAATCTTTCCATCAACAACGAGCTGCCTAAGCTTGGATACTGATCCGCCCGCCTCTTTTAGACCAGCGGCAGCCGCTTGAGCAATCGGAAGTGCGCCTTCCAAAATAGAGTTGAACTCTTGCGCCTGAACCTTTCCGTTACCAAGCGCCTGACCGAGCTGCAAAAGTGCCCCAGAAGATTCAGCAGCAGACCTTCCAGATACACGCAGTGCTACCGCAACTGTGTCTGTGAATTTAGCAATCTGCTCAGTTGAAACGCCTAGTTCCTTCTGAGCCAGTCCAACCTTTCCGTAGAGCGTAGCCAATGTCTCAAACGGAACAGCATTGCGCTGTGCGCTGGCAAATAAATCATCGTAAACAGTTTTTAGCTGATCGCCTTCAAGACCTGCGATTTTCAAGGCATTTTCGGCTCTTGTCGCAGCATCAGCCAGTTCTATGAAGCCACGAACACTAAGACCAGCACCAGCAACCGCCAGCGAACCGCGAGCAATTTTTGAAAAGCCGCCGCTTACGTTCTTATTCATCTTGGCAAAGCGCGTTTCAATCGCCCTGGCGCGCTTGTTGGCGATACCGTCAGCACGCTTCATCGCGTTATCAAACTGCGTGATCTTTGCTTCGAGCGATACGACAAGCCTTTGTAGGTCCTCAGCCACCTAAAACCCCTCGATGCCCATGTCTGCCAGATGATCTTCGCTAATGTCTTGGCCGCTGCGGACCTTGACGCCCTGCGAAGCCTGATACCCGATCACAGCTTGCTGGAACGCCCATAAGCTCATAGCGCCCACCTCACACGGTAGAACGCCCTGCCACTTGTAGACCTCTGACCACCGCACTTTTCCGCGCGGCAACGGGGCTACGTCCCCGCCGCCGCTTCCGGCTCCCCCGGCGGCGTGTCGCTTTCGTTGCCGCTGCCATAGATGGCGTGGGTCAAGATCGCATAAGCTGTCAGAACCGAATCCGCTAATGGCCTGTCCTCAACAAACAGGCGCACCAATCGCCGTGCTTCCTGCTTATCAAGGCCGCCACCTTCTAAGCCCAACCTGATCGTGCTCACAACGTCGTCAACGTGCCATTGCTTGGTCGCTAGACGATGGCGAACATACTCCGGCCCTGCGTCGCAGCGCTCTTGCAAAGCGCGCAATAGATCAATGGGCAGAGAAAACGTATTTTCCCCGCCAGCCCACGTCAGATCAACGCCACGCATCAAGCCGCCTTAGCGGTGCGGGTCGGCAATTCGCTGAACTGGATTTCGATCTCAGCAGACACCTTCTGACCCTTGGTGCGGGCATTGGTCAGCGTCGTCAGCAGCGCCTTGCCGGTTTCAATCGTCGTATCGCCAGCCGTGCCATCTGCGACAACCTTTGAGTTGGTCAGCTTAACGCTGAGAGGCGTAGCGCCATAGAACCAATCCATCATCTTCTCATGGCTTGCGAGCGACCAGACGCCCGTGCCAGAGACTGTCACGTCCAGCGAACGTACTTCGCGCTCGATATAGTGAGGCACGCTTTCGTCTGTGCAATCCGGGACTTCCGTTGTGTCTACGTTGGCTGTGCGCGTCACCGTCACATCAACCAAGCCGCAAATCTTGCTGTACGTACCTGTCGCAAACTCGACTTCGAGCAACATCTGCGCGAAGCTCTGCGTTGCCGCTTTAGCCATTGTCGTATCTCCTGTCTAAATCTGGTGTTTAGGGCTCTTCCAGCATCGCCGTGACTTGCACGACGCCGTGACTTGTGCGGCCGTCTGGATCACGGAAAACTCGCGTCAACTCGACAATTGTGTCTGTCAGTCCGTAGCCTGTGACGGTTAGTGCACCATGGTGCAGACGCTGGCGCACAAGGTCTGTCAGGCGCTTGCATTCGACCATTCCGACGGCGCGAGACCAAATATCAACTTGCAACGTTATTTCGCGCCCATCGATGTCTTCGGCGTCATCGTCGCGGCTGTCTTCCGGCCCAAACGAGATGTAGGCCGTCTTGGTGCCGAAAGGATCGGCTGGCACATTGTCGTAGACGTTTGCAGCCAAGGCCATGATCGCGCTATCAGCTTTCAAGGCGGTCAAAACGGCCTTTTGCAGTTCCGCTGAAAAGCTCATGTTTTCTTGGCCTTACCAACAATTGCCTTTTTGATGTTTGTTGAAATCCGCCGCTTCGAGCGTTTGCGGAGCGCGCGGTAGGCAGGCCAAAAGAACGGCTGCGCCGGTGTTCCGGGATGCTGCGCACCATCGAAAATACCGCCCGCGATGTGTGGGGCTGCGCCGTACTCGACAAGGTGCGCGTATCGCACGTCGCTATTACCTGCGGTTATGATCGCCTGAAACTCACTTGCCACACGCGCGCCGCCGGGCTGGCTGTAGGGCGGCGTGGTGCCACCGGGCGGCGTGACCGCAATCGACTTTCGAAGATCGCCTTTATCAACTGGAGCCAAGCGCTGCTGCAAACCAGCAATTTCCGTCGCGCCTTGCACGACTGCCGTCTTGGCTGCCGTTTTTGCCGCTCCAGGAATGGCTTTCAGCTTGCGTTGCAGCTCGCGGAGACCAGTGATCGCCATTAGGCAGCTACCCCAAGTTCCGCAAGCATTTCGAGGAAGCCAAGCCCCGCATCGCGCGGCGGTTCTTTCAGCGCGTACACGGCGCCCGATCTAGTATCGACCGCGCGCCATTCGTGCGTGATGCGTTTTGAGTTGGTGCTCGTCCGAACCGTGATCACGGCTGGCTGGCGCCCTTCGAGGCGCGCTGCGAGAACCGTTTCAGAGCCAAGTAGGTATTTGACGGCAGCAGCCACAGTGAATTGCGAAGTCCAAGAGCCCGCAACCGTGTTGCCGTAGCCATCATCAACCGGCCCCGTGCGCATTTCGAAGCGCAAGCGGCGTTTCATCTCTCCGGCTGGCGTCATGGACTACACACCCGCGCGCCGGTAAGGGGCTAACAGGGTATTCACCGCGAAGGGTATTTCGCTCATGCTTTGAGCCGAGACAGCCTCTCGCGCGTTGTACCAGTGCGCAACCAGCATAGAGATTGCGATCTTGACGCTGGATGGCACGGCAGAGGCCACACCATATCCAACCGTCATCTGGTAGCGGATGGCGTCTCCACGTTCCGCAACCGTCGGCGCCGTGAATTCCGGCTTAAACCTCACGAATGAGCCGATGGCA